GACTGAAGAACCTGCTCGAAAATAAATGATATTATCGTCGCCGTTAATGACCGTCACACGCCACATAAAGATTAGACTTTCTCTCGGTTCGCTTTGAAATATATTCACATCACCGAGGTTCGGTAAGTCGTTCTGAAGTGGCGAGAACTCTTTAATCTCAATTTGATAACCGATACTTTCAGCAAGTTTTTTAAAATACGGAATTGAAAGCCCGCCGATAGCGTTTAATTGAATAATGACGCGCTTAACGCGCTCTTGATAATTCTTTGATAAATCGGTTTTGATACCGCACACACGCTCCCAGTCTGCCAGCATTTGCCCTGATGTGGCAGGTTCAATCGCATTTAACATATCAACTGCACTTTGTTGTACTCTATCAAATACGTTACCGTCCACTTCACATTGAATAAGAAATTGCTTGCCGTTTACGTTATAAGAAACTGGTGGGTAGAGTGTGCTAAGTGCGTGTTTATGTGACATCATCAACTCATCTAGACATCATCAACTCATCTCCGTGACGGTCACCGTGCCAAGCCTAAACCACTCAATTTTACTTACCACGTCAGCTTTCTTATTTGCCGTTGGTGTTGTAAAACGTCTATCAACAACACCAATTAAGTTATTCACAACAGCTTCGCATTGCGACACAATAAGATCGTCACCGGGAATAAGCGTATTGAAGTAGTCTGAGAGAGCTTTTTGAATAGCGACTTTAATCTCGGCTAACGTAATGCCAGAAATTTTCACTTGAATATCGAAGTTCACTTTTGTCACATCCGGCTTAACAACTTTTGATTCTTTCGCAGTCACAGGTCGCACATCATCAATAAACGCTTGGCAGCGTTCAATTGTTTCACTGCTTGGCAAGTCGTTATTCGATGTAATAGCGATATCTACTGTGCCAAGCCCACGCCGCAGCGGATAAACATAAACCGCGTCCACACCGTCAACGGATAACGCCCAGTTACGGTAGTCATAACGATTTCCACCTGCTGGTGGTCGTCTAATAAGTTCTAATAATCGCTCCAATAATGACGTATCACTTTCTGCATCTGTCCCGCCAACCACATTTGAAAGTGTGACATCAGTTTGGACACCAACTGGCGCAGACATAAAGCTTGCTTTTGTAGCTTGCGTGATATTTTGACTAGAGCCGGTTGCAAGTGAACGCACAACAACAGTGACCGTCCCGCTTGAATCAATCACCGCACTTTCTGTCGTTTCATAAAAGCGATTGTCTTCGGTTTTAATTAGAAGACCTATTCTAATTTGTGAATGCTCGTTTCCCGTAATCACTGCACTGCGCCCGCTTGCATAAGTCGCATTACGTCTACGAATGCCACGCAAACTTGCGTGTTTTTCTAAAAACTCGGTATCTGCTGTATCCGGAAAGAATTGTTTAATAATCCATGTCTGATGCGCATATAACCCTTCAGCAACTGCACTTAATGCACTAGCACGCGCGAAATTATCACTATCTTCACTTATATCAGCATTAGGTTCTAACGACTGATAATCGCGTAAAATAGCGTTACGGATGTCTTCAAGTGTCGGGACTAAAAGCATACTTTAAACACCTTTTAAATGAGTTTTACGGGGTGTTTAAACTCAAAAGCATTACCCCGATTATCTTTAACCGAAATCAAAAGAAGTAGAATACCGTTTTGGGGTTGCTTGTAACTGACTGTAACTTCACTTGCACGTCCGTCATCGAGTAACGGTTTTAACGCTTCTTCAGCGTATTGCTGTGCAAGCAAGCCCACGCGCTCTACATCTTTCTCTCTTTGAATTAGGTGGAGCAGAGAACCTACACGCCCATCTGCCCAATACGCGCCTAGTGGTGTTGTTATTCTCATATACACGGCATTTTGCAGTGTACTGATTTGCTTACTTGTGTAGTCGCCTGTAAGCGGGTTGATTTCTCTGTCCATATTCTTAGCATAGAAAAAAAAAGACAAAAAAAAGCGGTGAGACACTTCAACACCGCTTTAATTATTCGCTCATTTTTAATTTGGAGTGCTTGTATTGCCGCCGCTATCCCCCTTGTGAGTGTGATTGAGAAGCGATTTACCACTCGCCACGACATCACCATTTGTTGTAAAGTCGCCGCTAGACTGCTGAACATTTCCACTAAACGATGCACCACTTCCGCCTTGAACCACCATACCGCCATTACCATTAATTTGCCCTTGTGCAGTGAGAACAGCAGAAGTTTCTAGTTTAGGCGTAGTAAAGTCAGCTGACGCACTTGCATTGACTTGATATGTCTTGCAATTCAGTTTAAACGTGTCGCAATCCACTTCAACCAGCCGACCTTTTTTTAAAATAATTGTACTGCCGCTTTGGTCGTAGAGTGCAGTCTCGCCATTTTCCAGATTTTTAACCCGGAAAGCACCATTCTCCGTTGCAATAATAATACTGTGCGTTGTTTTACCGCCCACGGGCACAACCACCACTTGCGTGCCGGCAGGTGGCACAGAAGTAAAGCCAAATTGTTGCATAAGCTCCACGTCTTGCAATATTTCGCCCGCCAGTCCAGACACCTGTGCCTTTTGGATATTATCACCACTTTTCACAAGATTGAGCACGCCACGGAACACTTGTCGCACATCCGCAAGCATTGCACCTGTTTTTTCTTGAATTTTCTTTGTCAAATTACGCATAATTATTTATCCAATACAATGAGATCACCTTGATTTTTCTTCCCCTTACGCTTACGCGCTTTATCTGCTTTTACTTTGTATGCATCCGGTGTCCAAATTCCGTCTTGTTTAAAACGTAACTCTGTCTGTGTGCCGTTTGCGCGAGAAAGCATAAATCGACGCCCCATTAAAAAGAAAATAGCATCAATATCGTACTCCTCACAGATAATATGTACACGTTGCCCCGGTTGCCACAGCGTGCCATCTTGTGTTTTATGGTCCGGTATTGTAACCGTCAGAGTAAAGCCTTCTAAAATGCTGTCTGCGATGTATTTTTTCGCCCATTTTTTAAGAGAGGTTAAGTCCTCAACATCAGGCACGACAACGGTTTTCGGTTTATAGGTCTTCATTGATTCATCTTTATAAACCCATTTTAAATCGTTTTTATTATCGTCACCTGAACGCCCGTGGCGTTGTGCTAGAAATATAATCTCGCTGAAACGCTGTGACACATCAAAGACCAAATTTGCACTTGAGAAGTTATTTCGCTCACCGTTTTTCATACAACAAAGTGTAGCAACTGGCGGGGTAGAATAATCTGCGCCACCTACGATCAGTACACCTTTTGGATCAAACCATGTATGTAAGCCTGCAGAGTTTGCACAACGCTTCACTGCATTCCAAGCCGTTTCACCGATGTCAATATCCACTTTATCAAGTGTTGGGTTATTTTCTGCTTTTAATTCCACATTTTTAATCCCCAGTGGCGCGACGATTTTTTTCACAGCATCAAGCACAGTTAACCCTTTAACATTAGTAATCGGTGCCGAGCAATCGACTAAAATCGCCGCTTTATCACGTCCAGTTAAATGAAATGTACGATTTGTTTTATTAATGGAATGCTGTGTCGTATCTACAATACCTGTTATGACTAATTGCTCATTAATCATGACTTTCACTTCTTTACCCGTAAAATTGGGGATCACCGTATCCGTTGACGGCGTGCCGATATCGAATCGAAAAGCGTCTGCCGCAATTAAAAAATCACTATCAATATCGTAAGACTTCCAACTTTTATGCTGTTTTCCATCAATTTCAACCACAATTTCATTTTCAAACGGGTAGTTATAATTCACTTCATTTTGCATAACTATTTAATACCTCGCCTTTCGTAATAAAATTTGGATAGCGAATTTGTGGATTAAGTCGCAACAACTCATTTGCGCGTCGATAATCACCGTAAAACTCGTGCGCGACTTGCTGAAGCGTGCCGTTGATTTCAACTGTACGAATCACCAACGGTGGCTTACGATTAATCGCACTTAATGCAAGCTTCGTTATTTTTTTTCCTTGATTACGCAATCTCTCACTCACTAAATGCAACTTGGTATAGATACCGGTATTAGGCATTGTCACCGTAAAGCTCGGAGTAACTTCTTGTGCAAATGCGCGAACAGTATTGAGATTTTTTAAAATCTGTAAGCGCACTTTTGTTGCGATATACTCGATATCACTTGGCAACATCGTGTCATCTTCAATAAAGTCTATTGCAATTTTCATCAGTGCAGCTGTACAAGCAAGCTGCATTGCGGCGTTAATCTCTCTCGTATCTCGTTCACTTAACGCGCTAGTCAGCGATTTAAGATTCGCTTTTCTATTTGCACTGGCGTTCTTGCCCGTTACTAAAATAGTCGGTATTTCGTCAATTTGATCAATTGTGCGTAACACTTCGTCAAACTTCGCACGTTGAGTTAAATCTTGACGCTGTGCAATCTGTGTTAGACCAATTTCAATCATCTCGAAAATATCTTTACAAGCTTGCGATGATTGCGTTTTAAACTTATCTGCAGTCGTGCTTGCGGGCGTGTTAAACTTCGCTTTATCAAGCGTAAATAAGTCACGTAAATGCTCATAACATCCGAAAATCGCACCGAATGTACCGAGTAGTCTTGCTTTAAAATTCGCCGCTAAACTAATCCCCTCCATCACTTCAGCAAAAAATGCCAAACAATCATCGATAAAATCCTCAATTGCTGATAAAAAGTCATCAATTAAGCCAAATAGGGCGTTATTAAACAAGAAAATCGGCTTAGCAGGTGTTGCTTCACGGAAAATTAAATTCAATGTGACATAATCGGTATATTCTGCGTCGTGGTAGAAATTAGCAGACGTACAAATCATATTTTGCAAACGCCCCCGAATTGGGTGTGTTAATACATCCGCCCCTTGTTTTTTGAGTACTTCTAAAAACTTTTTAAAATCTGAATAATACCCTTCACCATAAAATACTGCACTAAGTCTCACTTCAAGCGGATTTAAGCCTAAATCTTCAATATCTGCGCCATTCACAAACGGGTAAGCGTGTTCAACCACGGCACGCTCAACACTGTCTTCAATATTAAACACATCAAAGCGCACACCGCGATATGACGCACGCTGTACTGGCATAGTCCAACCTTTCATAGTTACTCCCGATTAAATTGTCTATATTGATTTTCTGATACAGTTTCAGCCACGGCACGCCCATCTAGCTCTACTGTGATGTGCGTTCGAATCGTATGCTGTTGATTTTCTACCGCTTGCTTTAATCCACTTTGAATCTGATTGCCGAATTGTTGTAAATCCGCTTGTGTCAAATCGGCAATGCGTGCATTGCCACTTTCAATTCGCGCATCATATTGTGCTTGTGTTAGTGTACCTTGATTAAGTCTAGCCTTTGCAATCGCTTGATTGCGTTGAATATCAGCAATTGCATAAGCCCCGTGATAGTTCACATTTGATGTTTTAAATGACGTTGTCGGCGTGTATTGAAATTTATTGACAGAATGCCCGCTCATCGCGATATTCGCTTTTTCTTGCGCTTTCTCACGTTTTTCTTTGATTGCTTCTTGTTGTGCAAAATAGTCATCGTGATTATCTGATGCTATCGCAAGCCCCGCGACTGCCAGAGAGCCAACATTTAATAAACTGCCCACTTTGCCGCCTTTAAACAACCCACCTTTAACCGCGCCACCTTTAGATAATCCACCTAATGCTCCCCCTAAACCTAAGCCTGTACTACCGCCCAGCAAACGCAATGAGCCAGCCGCCACAAGTGCGCCCGCACTTAATGCGGCAATACCCGTTGTTGCCCCCGCAATCGCCGTCGTTAGTCCTGGGTATTGTGAGGCATAATCTGTCAACTTAGCACTGACATCGCCAATCATATTGTTAAACCCTTTTAAGCTTTCCATTTGCGCAAACTCTGCGCTATTTTTAAGCTGTTCGGTTTTAAAGTCATTTGTATCAGCAATCACAGCGTGCGAGCTTTCAACCGCGCCCGCACTATTCATCACGCTATTTTTCACTTCTTGCCCGAGTTGCACATTGTTACGCATACCGATTAGCGCAAGCAGAGCCTCTTTATCTGAAATAATCTGACCAATTGCCGTACCTTCAACTAAGTTTGTCATTTGCTCAAGCAAGGCTTTCTGATCTTCTTTTTTGGCTGTTTTCAGTTTTTCTTGCAATTCTTTATAGTTTTTGTCTTCGCCAATCACTTGATCCATAATCGCCATGAACGCTTCAATTGAGTTTTTCCCTTTAACTTTCTGTGCTTCCATCGACTTAATGAAGTCAACGCCGTGCGTTTTACCGTCCTTGCCCTTGATTTCTAAATTTGCAAAACGATCATTTGTTTCTCTAGATGTGATTTTAGCCAACAAATTAGCCAAGTTATTACCAGCTTGGTCACTTGTACCCGCAGTTACTCGAGCTTGTTGGTTTGCCACAAGCAACGCCTCAAAGCCACTCATACCGCTTAAGCCTGCTGATTTAGCTGCTGCCATTTGTTGAGGCAACCAGCGTGCCATATCGGCAAGCTCAAAGTTCCCCGCTTGACCTGCTGCAACTGCTTTGTCTAATACTTCACCGATTTGATTTTCACTCATACCAAATTGTTGCATTGCGGAGATCGCAATTTTTGATAAGTCTTGCGTGCTTGCCCCAGTTGCCACCGCGCCTTTTTGTAGTGTCGGTAATAACTTCATTGCAATATCAGCAGATACTGCGCCAGAGGCGAGTAGTGTATCAAGCGCACTTAATGCATCTTCTTTTGTGCCACCGCCCGTCTCTACCGCGTTTTTGACCGCACTGTGTAATTCTTTTTTCCCTGCAATTCTCCCGTCCACGTCACGCTCTGAAAATGCAGTATTGGACACCATTGCAAGTTGTCTGTCATAAGTCATCTGTTTATTCATCGGTTGGGCTAATACCATTGCACCCGCTGTCACACCAGCAATAGCACCTGCCACACCGCGCCCGATATTCCCCAAGCGTTGACCTGTGGTAATTTTCCCCATTTCCGCATTCAACTCTGCAATTCGTCGCTTATGCTGTTCTGTTGCGCGTGCAAGCTCTCTTGCCGACGCGGTACCGCTATTTTTCAAACGACGATATGCTTGTTCTGTGCGCAAAATCTCATTTTGAATCGACCGTTCACTGCGCATACCCAGTTGCTCGCGTGCTGTCGCCGTCGTGCGGGCTTGTTGCTGAATCTGGCGATAAGCTTGCTCTGTCAGTCGCGCTGTTTTTCTCACTTCATTTTGCTGCGCGCTACTTGAACGTTTAGCTTGATTCTCAATGTCTTTCGTTGATTTATTAACATTATCACGCATAGATTTCACTGTGCGACTGGCAAAATCTTGCGCTTTTAACATCAACGACAGATTTAAACTTGACATCTTTAAACCTCTTTTAAACTTTGTTTAAATGCAAAATAAAAAGGGGCATTACGCCCCCTTTTTTTCTTGACTTTTACGACGTCGGAAGACATAACTTGTCACCGTCTCATCACTTCTTAGTGATTTTTTCTTAACACCATGCTGTATTAAATAACTTTCAATCCACGCGTTAATTTCTGCATGTGACATATCCCAGACTTGCTGTGCGTTAAAACCAATTTTACTCAATAAAACCACCGCACTCCGGTAATTCTCATACACTTGTGGTAAAGTGAGTTTTTTTATTACGCTGTTGTTAAAGCTTGGCTTTCCCCAGCGTCGATACACTTTTTTCTTAACTGACCAATTAAATCTGTGATTAAGACATAATCATCTGTTGAGAGATTATCGAGTAAAAATTCAGGCGTTAAATTCGCTTTATCAATACCGATAATCTCCAATTGCTGACAAAGATAAGCTAAGTCAACGAGCGTTTGTTCAGCTTTATGCGCAATGTCAGATAACACCGCTTCAATTTTTTCTACATCATTAATATCGACAT